GATAGCTTGTAACTCTTTTGAATTAAGGTGTATTGGGTTCATCTTAGCCCCTTTCCTGATCTCAACCTTGATTTTCCTTATCCCGTCAGCTGATACTTCAAGAAAATGCTTCTGCCCTACGAAAGTTTGCCTACAAGAAACATCAAACGGGGCAGGCCCCGCTTCCCACTCTCTACTCACATCAAAAGTGTATTTAGGATTCTTGTAACCTACGGTTGCATAGCTAAGCCAGTTTTTGACAACTTTCTGGGCCCATGTTTTGTATTTAATAACCTCTGTTTTCCTTTTGTACAAAACTTTGCAGTATGTTTCCAGAGTGTACACTGATTTCGCCATTATCCTATTCTTTGACCATACACCATTGAACGATGACGATGGAGATTTGTCCTCGAAGAACTTGTAACATTGGGGCAGGGTGCACAACAATGGCATTAGTTCATTAAGTGTTATGCCGGCCCATTCACTCCTCTTTGATAAGCCATATTTTATGCAAAAAGTGGACATGTTATAGAGGTTGTTTGTCTCTGCTAGGCTGATCGTCTCCTGGGGCAATGTTGTGGGTGCTGTGCTGAATAGAGGGAAATACAGAGTTGGTTTCTCGTATTTAGACCCAACTTCCAATCTTGTGTGATCAGTGAAAAACCTTTCTGTCAAAATTGATTCTATCTTTCCCCCAGCGTAAATATGGTAAGGGGTGTCTTGCATCCCTATATATCTATCAAGCTCATGCCTGAAACTCTCTTTCAGAAGAAAATAAAGGCCTGGGTAGTTCTGGATTTCTTTTAATTCCACTCTGTTGGATCTCTCCCAATCACCTAAACCCTTTGGTCTCCTCCTAAGGACAGAACTTATTGCGGCTTTAACCTGCTCAAGATGTGTCAATTTCTCTGGTTCTAGCGGTCCTTCAATGAGAGCTTGTTTTATAACTTGTATAAGGTTCTGTTCCTCTCTCCCAAATTCGAGGTTGGTCATCGATGAGATGATTGGGGGCCTGATGGGTTCCCCTGTTGCTGCCAAGACTTTCTGTTCGAGATCTTTCTCCAGACCTATGATCTTGCTCAGCATTGTTTTACCCCCTGATAGCTTTCCTGAGATGGATTGGTATAGATCACTCATCAGAAACAAGCTAAATTTGTCCCTGACTGATTCGATGCTCCCCCAGTTTACATAACCTCCGTGAAGAAACCTACGGAAACTAACTTTGAACTCCTCTAAGGTGAAATCGTTGTTAGCTCCTTTTGACATGGCGAGATATTGGACAACTAACTTGTCATCTCTAGTGAAGAAAGGGCTCATCCTACTCCTATACTTGTCCAATTTAGAGTAGCCTCTCTTGTGGCTCAATGATGCATCTACAACTAGTGTGTCACCCCCCATTTTTGCCAAGAAAATCATGTCTGGGGTAACACCATATCGTGATTTCAGGGAAGTGCGGTGGTGCTCCTCTGTATAGCTGGGTCCTAGTTTTCTGATTAAATATCTCTCCCATAAATGAGCCAATTTATGGTATCTGCTGATGAGAACAGCTTCACCATTCGAGTCCAGAGGCATTTTAGCCTCTGACTGATCGTAGAGTATATCAACTATTGCTGACATTTCACCCACAAGGTCGGCTGTATAATCCACCTTGGTAGGCCTAGCTGTTGCTGTTCTCCTCCCTAAGCCTTCTTCAACCATCTCAGAAGGACCAACCTCATTTTCTGGGACGCTTGAGCTTAACCCTATTGGGTTAGCACCCTCTTGTTCAGGTTCTTCGTCCTCCTCTACCTCATAATACTTGTTCAAAGCCTCTTCATC